CTGATAATGTAACAACTCCATTACCTAATCTATCTGTACCAGTAGGGTAATTATTAACAGCATCGTATACTCCTAAGCCCTTATTTTGAACCCTAGTTATTTTTGCATATTTCTTTTCTCTTTCTACATTTTGCCATGTCTGAGTAAGTTGATCATTTATTGATGGTAAAGCAAATTCTAAAACACATCCTACTTCTAAATGTTTGTAAAATTTATCTGTATTAAATGGACCTAAAACTTTTGCTTGATCTATATCTAATACATTGTTAGTATACGTATTAACAGTATCAGCAAAAAATCCTGTTGAATTATTATTATTAACTGATACAGATCTCCATGTAATTCCATCTAAATTAGTAGTAAGATAATTGCTTACACTAATATCTTGATACTTATTATAATAAAAATGTCTTGTATTTGCATCTTCCAAAAAATCTTTTAAATAATTAACGATGTCTGTATTAGTTACTGAACTAATACCACTTATAGCTCTTCTTCTAGAAATATATTCTTTATATATATAACCATCTTCACCAAAAATATTTAAATTGTCATAGGTTCCTGTAGGATCATATAAATCAAAATATCTTGAGTGTCCACTATGAGTTCTGTTAATGGCTTTGACTTTGATTATGTTAGAATTAACACTTAAAGGATAAACTGAATAATCTTGGTCTGTTATCATTCTCTTTTGAGTAGAATATACTAAAGGCGCATTAAATTTAATGCTTTCTAAACTTTCTACTGCAGATGCGTTTCTTACAGTATATTCTAAAGAAGCACTTGCTGTTAACAAATAAGAAGATCCATCTTGGCTTTTATAAGGTAAAGTTATTTCAATATTATTAATATCATTAGGGCTTATATTATATGTTTTATTATTACTTGTCCTATACCAAACTCTAATTAAATTTCTAGGTATTTCGCCATATTGACCATCTGCAAATTTTATACTTATTGTATCATCATCTGCAGTAATTACTTGAAAAATATATCTTATTCCACGATTTATATTATTGTAAATTACATTATTACCTGTTAAATTTTCAACTTTTTGCCATTCTGTAATTACATTTCCATCATTTGTAATAGTTTGCAACCAAACATCATCTTCGTTTACATTTGTAATATCTATATCTATAACTCTATTTTCGATTGGATCATCTATTTGAAAATCTGTATAATTTAATGATCCTTGTTTAAATAGTATAAAAAATCCTGTATTTTTACTTGACAGACCATTGCTATCATTCCTATAAATTAAATTAAAATTTGCATTAGGATTTGGATTTTGTTCATAAAAATAACTACCGTCTACAAAATTACTATGTACTATTTCGAATTGTGTTTGTATTCCAGAAACAGAACTAGAAAAATTCCTAGTAATTGGTTCTTTTTCTATATCACTGTTAACTTTATATAATTGTGTTAATATGCCATCTACACTTCCTGATTTATAGGGTTCTCCATATTGATTTGTACTATTCAAAACTTCATTTAATATTGTAATAAAATTATAGTAAGAATCTGGATCATTTAAATCATTCCAATAAACAGTTTTTCCTGCTAAATCTATATTATCTGAGTTATAAACTGTTTGATTTGTTCTAATACTATTAATTTTTAATAGACCTTGTGCAGAAATGGACCTGGATGGAGTATATCCTAATTGTCTAGCTAATCTTAAAACATTAGCCCTACCTTCTGCAGTTGCAAGAAAGTTTTCTCTACTATCTAAATCTACTCTAAATGCATAGGAATGACCAATATAAGCAATTAAATCTAAAATTGCCATAAATTCACTGGACTCTATCCAATCATTATAATTTTCAGAATAATTTGTTTTTATATACTCTATTAAAGAATCTCTTATTCCATCATAATCATAACTTTTAAAATTTGCATTACTAAAAGATTCATAAACAATTTTATAATCTTCTGCTGCAAATAAGTAATTTTGTCTTACACTAACTGCCATTAAGTATTCCTTGCATCTGCTGATCGTTTATCAAACGGTATTGAAAGAATTGTAGCTTGTTGTAAAGGTACGTAATTTAATTCCAGGCTTATATTATAACCATTATCATAGGATTCTAAATTTACATTTTCTAATTCAAATCTTGGATCTTGGTTAATTATTTTTATACAATCATCTTTAATTGCTTCTTCTAAATCTTCTGTTTGTGGATCAAATATTATTTCAGGAATAATACTACCAAATGTAGGATTCATAACCCTTGATCCTTTACGTGTATAAAAATGATTTAATAAATCTCTTTTTGCACACTCTAAATCATAAATCTTAAAACTACCAAAATTTCGTTGGATTGTGCTATATCCTCTGATTGTTATATTAGCCATTTTTATACCTTTTTATAATCGTATTTATAATTAAAATTTAGTATAATTTTTTGTAAATACTTTAAATTCATATATAGGATAATAATGAAACTAATTTCAGGAAATTCAAACAAAAACCTGTCTAATAAAATTGCAGAGCATAGTTTTAGTACACTTGTACCAGCTAAGATTGAAAGATTTGCAGACGGAGAAACTTCTGTAGAATTCTTAGAAAATATCCGAGGAGAAGATGTTTTTATAATCCAGTCTACTAGCACTCCTGTAAATGATAACCTAATGGAACTTATGGTTATGATTGATGCAGCTAAACGTAGTTCTGCACAACGCATTACAGCAGTTATACCTTATTTTGGATATGCTAGACAAGATCGTAAGAGTGCCAGCCGCACACCAATCACAGCAAAACTAGTTGCTGACCTACTTACCACAGCAGGTGCTGATCGTGTACTGACTATGGATTTACATGCAGGACAGATACAAGGCTTCTTTGATATTCCTGTTGACGATCTTACCAGTAGGATTATCTTTGCAAGAGATATTAAGGAACATCAAAAAGACAGTAGTGAATATGTGTTTGTAAGTCCAGACGCAGGTGGTGCTGTCCGTGCTCGTAAGTTTGCAGACGCTTTCCATGGTAACATTGCTATTGTTGATAAACGTAGACCTGCAGCTGGTAAGAGTGAAGTAATGCATTTAATTGGCGATGTGGAAGGCCGGCATGCTATCCTAGTAGATGATATCGTAGACAGTGGAGGTACATTATGCAATGCTGCAAAAGCCATTATGGATGCAGGTGCAATTGATGTAAAAGCCTACATTACACATGGTGTATTAAGTCGTAGTGCCTGTATTAGGGTAAGAGAGAGCGTTTTAACTGAGCTAGTTATCACTGATACAATTGCAGATCACTGTGAAGATGGTTGTAGGGTAAGACAGGTAAGTGTCGCAAATTTATTTGGAGAAGCTATCCGTCGAGTTACTAACGAGGAATCAATTAGCAGTTTGTTTATTTAAAAAAAAAAGGTTGACTTATTTTAAAAAGGTTGTATAATATTATTATCAGTTAGGCAATCCTAAACACACACAGGAGACAATATGTTTGAAAAAGTATTGTTTAGCTACTCAGCAGGATGGCTCTACTACACAATCAACAATGAGCGTAAGTTTGTTGCTCGTTTCAAGTATCGTAACCCAATCACCAAAGCCAAGTTCGTCAAGCAACTCATTGCCAACCACACTCCAGCAGAATATTTTGAAAAGCTGGACAACAGCGAAACACCAGTAGGCATCCTGCGTGATGCTGATCCAGTTTGGTATGCTACAGTGATGGCAAAATAATTTTAAAAAAGATAAAAATAGGGGTTGACTTTTTTAGTCAACCTGCTATACTATATGGAACAGTTAGGCAATAGCAACACACACAGGAGACACCATGTTTGAACTTAGCAAGCGAGAAGAACTACTTTCAATCATCTCCGATTTCCACAAGGACGCTAGAGGCTTTCGTCCTAATCTAGCTCGCTTTACTGACTTTACTGAAGATCAGCTTTTGGCTGAGGTTGAGTATCTTGCTGGTGAGGTTCAAGAAGAACTAGAGCGCCAAGAGGCTGCTAATCTTGCTAATGTTCGTGCAGTACAAACTACTGTGGCTATTAACATTTTGTCAGGTGCTGGCAACACCCGTGAGGGTATTCGCTGGATGCTTGAAGCTAACGAAGAAGAGTTCAACCACCCACAGGATATAGAAGGTTATGTATGGTCTTTGGGTATTTTGGACACTGTATATGGACGGCATTTCCTTCGTATTGCACAGGATATTATTACTGAAAAGAATACAAAAAAGGCTGAGGAAGATTGGTACAATGCATTTGAAAATCATGTTGTAAATTACTATTGTAAAAATCATTTTGCTAATTTATAAAAGTGTTGACTTTATCCTGTAAAGGTGTTATACTTATTAGAACAGTTAATTATTAACTCCTGATAGGAGATAACATGGCTTTTGCATCCCACTCCACTTATTTCAATACTGGTGACGGTTCAATTATTGGTAACTTCCGCGAGCTAGACTCAGGCAATTTGTTTGAGTATAGCAAAAATGATGTGACTGAAGGACCTATGTCACAATTTCCCCACAAAATTTGGGTATCTACTCCAATGTATGCAAGCAATGGAATGTGTTTGGAGTCAGGTTTCCGCTACGGCACAGTGCTTAAAACTCGGTGCTATATTGCCTTAGATGAAGACGAATATGGCAATCCAGTTCCGGAAAAATGGCATTTTGTGCAAAAATCTCATAACACCTATCCAGGAGTATAAAATGGCTAGAAAACTCAAGCTCATTGATTACCAAGTTTGGCATGCAAATGGCAAACAGTATATTGTTAGCTTGCCTAGAATGTCAAATGCAAAGCTTCGTGATGCTTTAATTACTGACGCTAAATCTGACGGCACTGTCCTTAAAGGGTTTAAGGAGTGCAAACCACAAGTTTATAATTAACAAGGAGAACCAAATGAACAAGTATTTTATCTTAGCTATTGTTACTGCAGCCGCTATCTCAGGTTGTACAAAAGATCCTGTTTTGCCCAAAGATCCTAGTGATAATGTAGAAAGGTTACGTTATTACCAAGAATTAAAAGATTCTCGTCCTGACTGGGCAGATAAAGGATTTTGGGAAGAAGATGATTCTTATTTTCAAACAGGAGAAAGTTTTGTTTTTGACACAGAACGTGAGGCTAAAAAAGATGCAATCAGAGATGCCACTTTTAGATTAAGTGAACATGTAGTGCAGAATGTAGATGTAAACTTTAATCAAAATATGACAAGCACTGGCGAAACAATGGATACTGTTTTCCAAAGTAGGCAAGGTACTGAGGTAGCTACACTAGTTAGCCAAAGCATTTTGACTAGTGTAAGTGTACATCAAACTTATACTGAATTAGATGTTGATAAAAAGGAAAAATATGGTTATAGAGCATTTGCTGTAGTTAAAATTAGTGCTAGAGATCTAAAAAATTCAATTAATCGTGCTATTTCCAAATAGGGTACTATGAAAAAATTCTGTGTTGCTCTTGCGATTTCTATGATTGCCTATGGTAATGTCGAGGCAACTGATCTAAAATTAGGTTTTAGCGTTACACACATTTTTAATAACAATGATCCTGTACTTACTCCTAGTGACCAAAGATTGGCACCTGAATGGACTAAAGAAGTAGAATTTACTGTAAATGGTTCTAAATATTTTGTTGGAGTAAGTAATTGGATGGAAAGTGAAAGTTTAGCTTTACATTCTGCAAAAGCAAACGCATTAGGAGCTATGGCTTTTGCAAAACAAAGCACTGTTTCTACGTGGTACGAGGAACAAACTTCTCATTCAGGAGAGAGTGGCAACATCCAATCAAGTAGAAGAAACACTACTGATTTTAGACATGCAAAATCAGATGTAACTTTATCAGGATTCAAAATTCAAGATATTTACACAGAATACGATAAAGGAATGTTTAAAACAAAATATAAAAAATATGTCTTAATTAAGGCTGCCAAAGAAGAAAATATTTCAGAAGGTTCTCCTGGACAAATAAATTATTATAAAGATGTTGGTAAGATATGGATAGAACCGCATTCTGGAATTACTTTTGTGCCTATTCCTGAAACAGACTTATGGATGAGTCAAACAGAAATTACTGTAGGACAATTTACTAAATTTATTAATGTAGATATTCCTAAAGTTGCAAAGAATACAAATTATCCAGTAAGTTATATAAATTTTAATCAAGTTACAGAATTTATAGATAATTTTAATTTGTATACAAATTACAAAGCTAGACTTCCTACAGAAGATGAATGGGTATGGGCTTGTAAAGCTGGCAGGTATAATTACGCATCAGGTAATAACGAAGGTTATATTTTAAAACAAACGAAAAATAATGCAAAATTACATAATGTAAAAAAATACAAACCAAATAAATTTAATTTATATGGAATGAGCTCTAATGCAGCAGAATATATTTTAACTGATGGAGCTACACTTTCACATAACTTAAAAGGCGGAAGTAAGCTGTTAGCCTTAGACATGGTTGATTGCAATTATACAATAACAAACAATGGAGATACTTGGAAAAATAATCATAATAGTTTTAGATTAGTTATAGAATAACATTTACAGAGTTATCTAATAACATACTGTCTACTATTTTTTTTGTTCTTAGATTTTCACTTTCAGTTGTATCATTAAAAAAACGTGATATCTCTCTATAATAACTTACTCTTGCTTGTTCTCTCTGTTCTATAACATTCTTTTTTGTACTTCCTAAAAAATTAGGATGACTTAATCTCATCCATTGTATTCCTTCATTTCTTAACCAAGACCTAGTAATAAAGCTAGAGTAAGTTGATAAAATAAACATATCTGCTTCTTGCCTACGCCTTCTAGAAAAATATTTACTGTCGTGTAATACACTTGCAAAATTTAAAGGATTTTCTAATTCTAAAGTTTTAATTATATCATAAGTTCCATTATTACCTTCTAAAGTTTTAATTTGTAATTGACTGAAATGTAAACTCATAAGACTATCAAACTCTGATTGAGTTAAGCTTTCTATAGAACTATACTTAAAACTTTGTTTTACCAATAAACTTGTTTCAGCAATATCTTTTACAAATAAATTATAACATTCCTCTTCTGTTAATCCATATTTTGCTGACCCTTTATGCCTATAACCTATTTGTTCTATATTATTTTTAAATTGATTTACTGGCCTATATCTTTCATAACTTAAAATAAAATTAAACCCTTCTTCACTAATTGACAAATCACCTAATTTTATTTTATCACTATTATGTGTAGGAGTAATATTAAAAATATCATATTCTATATTTCTAGGAGCTAAAGTTAATAATTTCATTTAATACTATGTCCTGCCCAAGGCTCGTGTTCAGGTGCTTCTGTAACTATACCTTGTGTAACGTTTTTATTACCACTTAAACTTTGTAATTTCTTTTCTTCTGCTGTATCTGCTTCTGGGCCGTTTAAATCTATTCTTGGTGCTGTTTCTAATAAATGATTTGCTGCTTTAATATGTCCTTTGGCAGTGGCATACAATTTAAAATCATTTCCACTATAAACATTAATATCATCAGATCCTGTTTCTATAATCATTTTATTTTGAGCTCTAATAACAATATCATTTTTTGCTTCAATGTTTACATCTTTGCTTGCATGGAAATTTATATTTTCATCAGCATTAAATGAAATATTTTTAGCACTATATACATGCATATTACCTTCAGGATCTATTTCTAACCAACAACTACCATCAGCGTTGTTAATATAAATAACATTCTTTTCTGAATGCATTAATACTTGCATTCCATTTTGTGTTCTAATCCTTATTTGACTATCAGGATTAGGTGTTTGGTAATCATTTCCAGTTGGCTTACCGTCATCTATTATAAACTGATGTTGTTTAGGGCTTAAAAATCCATATACATGGCTAGGACTTTCTCTTCTTGCAGAGCTACTTGTTATTCCCCTAGTTTTATCATCTTGTAAACCTTCTTGTTGTAAATGAAATAAAAAAGGTTCATGAACAATATTTGTTTGTTCTTCAGGATTATGTGCTTTTCTGTTCTTTTCTGTAAGTGGTTTATTACTAACAACCTCATTATAAGCTAGCCCTGGTATAGAATGATTAACTTCCATTTGGTTTAAGCAAGCTAAAACTACTCCTGTTGTCAATCCTTCAGGAAAAGCTACAATTACATAATTATCTATATCTGGAGGTATAGACCACCAACCATAACTTTTTTGTGTGTCTGTAAAAGTTTTTGTATTTCCTAAATCATATTCCTTTGTACTACCAGCAAATGGTGAACACCAAATACATGTAATCCAACTATCTTCATCTTTTTCATTTCTATTACTGCCTGATAAATGTACTCTAACTCTACCTATTTTTAATACATCTTCATTATCTTTTATTTTTGCTAGATAAAGCCCACTATACTCATTTACTCTTAAGTTACTCTTTTTAAAAGAGTCAATAATATTTTCATAAACTCCAGATTTATTTTGTATCATTTGTTACCTTGTATCAGTAATTTTTATATCTTCAATTATATCAGAAGAAACATAATTATCTCTTATTGCTGTTAAAGTTTGAGTAAACTGACCATCTTGAAAACTATTTGTCACAGAAGTAACTATATAAATACCTTCAATTACATTTGTAGTTTTTTTACTGACTCCTGATTGGTCTCCAGTATAAAGTGTTTCTTTAGGCAACTGTATCTCTAAAAAGAATGCATTGCTTCCTTTTTTGAAATCAACATAATCAGGTTCTATTTGTTCTTTAAATTGTTTTGATTTATTTTTTAGTAATGTATTATTAACACCAAGCCAATAGGGGTCTCCTATAATATCTATATTAATTGATACTAAACTACTTTCTCCTAACAAATTGCTAAAAACAGAGCCCATTAAAACATTACTAGCTAAATTTTTTCCTGACGGGAACAAATTAGTTTCTTTATTTGTTTCTGCTATTTTAAACCTTATTGGAACATCAGTAACCTTATTAGTTTTATTATTAAAATATGAT